AACTCATATTTAAAATTTAGAGTAATATATAAAATTGAACATATAGCTACAGAATTCATTAATAGATTACAATCTATTTGTGATACAAATAATATAATATTTGAACCTGTAACCGTTGCAATTGATTCGATTACAATTCCATTTTTTGAAGATTTAGAAAATGAATTTACACTAAGAATTTCATATGATATTACGGCATTAATAGATGATGTTTATTGTAGAGATAAAAAAGAATTATTAAGTTTAATATTCAATGATAATCAAACGGATTTAATTCCTAAAACATATTTTAAAAAGGATAGCACTACATTTGATAATCTATCTAATTTAATAGATAATGGGATGCATCCAAATACAATTATTAAAAAAAGTTTACCAGATTTTGAAAAATCAAACTTTCCTGCATTTTATAAATTAGCTACACAAGAAGAATTAGATAATCTTAAACCCACAATAGGTGTAGATTTGATTACACAAGAATTTCAATTCAATAGTAACAATTTATACAATGGTAAGATACGAGACCATATTAGATATTGGATGATTTTGTGTTCAGATACAACTACAACAATTGATTTTGGTGGGTATATTTCTTCAAATGCGTTACCATTAGAATCTCAATATATTTCATATTCAGGTTCATTATTAAATGATGAAAGTAGAATTTTATATTTCTCAAATCCAAATAGAACGGGCGTTGGTATACCATCAATATATGAAACTTTAAAAATTGAAAATGGCGTTGAAGTGCCAGTTGCGATTGGAAATATTGAATTGGGTGATATAGTAAAGGCCATTGTATTACCTGGCTTAAGCGATACTTCAAATACACAAGGCGCTATAGAATGGAATTATTCCGGAAACATTTCAGATATTACATACACAACTGCATCTGTTGTTGTTAAAATGAACGAAGTTGTTGATGAGTGGTTTATTAAAGTAAATTACAATATAAATGGACAATTTAACTCTATGTTGGTAAATTTGGTTGAGTTAGTATTGGTATGTGATTCAAATGGTAATAACCTTACATTTCAAGCCGCAAGTGAATTGGGTTCTGGTGATTATTTGGTAGTATCAAATTCTATTATAGCAGAAATAACTTCTATTGAATACGAAATATTTTCAGGAGATGTTATAAAAATTAATATCGAACCAGCCGATGTATTCCTTTCTGGTACAAATGTAAACGGCATAGGAAATACAATTGCGAACAATTTTATTATCTACAATTACAAATCCTAATAACAATGGCACAACCACAAGAAGTACAGCCTCTCACAGCAGAACAAAGAGCAGAATGTAAAGCTAAATTTTTAGTTTTACTTAATTTGATTTTAAACGCATAACTTTTATGTTAATAAAAAGCAATTCTTTCTTTTTAAAAGAAGAATGTGAAGAAATTGCGTTATTTTGTGAAAAAGTTGGATTACAAACAATTCATAAAGTAGATGCATATAATAAATGGGATAACTTAAGAGTATATGATGATAACTTCAAAAAAAGAATATTAAAAAAATATAAAGAAGTTTTCTCAAATGATAATACGATTCCATTTGATTTAAATTCTCTTACTACCGATAAAATATACTTAAGTCTAACCAGATATTATGACGGGAGATTTTTAGAAACACATAGAGATACCTCATCTCAATTAACTTCAGTAATAGTTTTAACCGATGAGTTCGAAGATGGCAGATTTGTTCTATCAGAAAATAAAATCAAAATAGAAAATAATATTGTTGATGATAATTTATTATATACGATTAATCAAGGAAGTGGGTTAACATTCAACGGCCATGCAATTTGGCACGGTGTAATGCCGGTTTATACGGGGATTAGAAAATCATTAAACATATGGGTTGAACCTGAATCATTTAAAATACAATCGGGGGATAATGAATTTGTAGTAAAAACACAAAAAAGTTTTTTATAAGCTATGAAATCATTTGAATTAAATAAATTTGAATTCAAAGAAGAAGATTTATATATTATACATTTATATAAAAAACCTTTTTTAAAAAGTTATAATGATGATATGGAGTTACTAATAAAATATTTCAATGAAGAATATAAATGGGATAATATGTTTAAAATTGAAGATGTTTATGATAGAATAGAAAATAATGAAAATTTATTTATTTTATATTTAAACAGAAACGTTATTGGATATGTTTGGTTTAAAGAAATTGATAAAAATATTTGCTATCTTTATAATTTATATGTTACAAACATAGTACAAAGACCAGATTATTCGCCTCGTTGGTTTGTAAACAAAACGTGTTGCCATATGATACAATATTATAAAAAAATAAAATGTGAATGTGAAGATTGGAATAATGCCGCACATAACATTTTTAAATTAAATGGATTTAAAGAAATTTAATTATACTATGAATTAGTATGAATACACTTTGGACATTTGGGGATAGTTTTACGTTTGGACATGGTTGTAGGGTCGATGGGCCCATGCCAGAATATTTTTTTGAATATAAAAAAGAAACAGATGATATTTGGCCAAATCTATTAGGAAAGATGCTAAATGTACAAGTTAAAAATTTTGGAAAATGTGGTGCAAGTAATGATTATATAATAGATTCTATAATTGATAATTGGGATAATTTTAAAAAAAATGATTTTATAATAATAGGAATTACATATTATGGTAGGTTTGATGTACCGTATGATGGAAAATTAGAATCCATTTCATATTTTGATGAAAAGTATTTAAGTACTTATAGTTTATACAAAAAAGAAGAAATTGAAACTATTATAAATTTTTACTATCACTTTTCTAATCATAAACTTTACAAAAATAGACAATTAAAAAGATTAAATTTTTTGATAAAACTATTAAAAGAGAAAAAAATAAACACATATGATTGGGATATAATTGATTTTATTAATGTTAACTTATTTGAAAAAATAATATCCGCAACAAATAATAAAATACTTGACGAACATTTTTCTTTCAAAGGACATAGAGAGTTTGCTAATATGATGTATAAAAAGATTACAAGTCCAACTTTAATTTAAATTTGTTTTTGTAACAAATTTATCGTATATTTGTTATATGATTATAATTCCACAAACCCCAATAACAGACGCAAGTTTTGATAAATGGAAATCTCATAGAATGGATGTCACCGATGATGGTGATAAATACCATTATTATATAATTCCATTAGTTGATATAGACGAAGAACAATTACAACATATAGAAATGTTACCTACAATATTTTCATCAGAGTCCGATGAATTTACAGATGAAGAAGGTAATCCCATATTTACTTGCAGATTATTTGATGATGATTTACCCGAATTAACAAGCGAAGAAGAAGTAGAAATTCTCTATAAAATACTAACAAAAAAAGAATTATTTAGAAGATAAATAAAAATTTATTTAAATTGAAAAAAAACAAATTAAAAAATTGGATATGCAAAATGCCATTTAAATATACCGATATACAACCGGATACGCAGCATATTTGTTGTAATTCTTGGAATCGTGAAAATATTAATATAAATGGTATTACAAATTTAAAAGAAAATTGGTTTTCTGAAAAAACTAATGAAATTAGAAAATCAGTAATGGATGGTAGCTATAGATATTGTAACCATCAAATATGTCCAAAATTAAATGAATTAATAAATACAGATAATGTTCCAGTAGAATTTATTAGTAGAAAAGAACTTGCAAAAACGTATGGCATAGAATCGGAAAAAGATTTAATTAATTTTAATAAACCACCGCAAGAAATATTATTTGGCTTTGATAGAAGTTGTAATTTAAAATGCCCATCTTGTAGAATTAATTTAATTCCAAATGATGAAATTGAAAGTGCAGAATATAAATTAAAATTAAAAATTATAAATTCAATTGAAAATGATTATGGTAAAGAGTTAAAAAAAATAATGATTACGGGTAGTGGAGATCCAATATATTCTAAAATATATAGAAATTATTTAATAAACTTTGATGAAACAAAATATCCAAAATTAGAAAAAATACATTTAATTACAAATGGTAATTTATTAGATGAAAAAATGTGGAATAGTTTTAAATGTAAAAATTTTATAAAAATTATTGAAATTAGTATTGATGCTGCTACAAAAGATACATATGAAACTAAAACCCGATTAAATGGTAATTGGGACAGACTTATAAAAAATTTAGATTTTATCTCAACGCAAGATAATATTATAGAAGAATTATATATTTCTATGGTTGTAAGTAAAAATAATTATAAAGAAATGTATGAATTTTATAAACTAATTACTGATATATTTAAAAAATCTAATTTTAAATATGGTTACAAAATTGTTTATAGACAATTGGTTGATTGGGGAACATTCATGCCAAATGTTTTAGATGATTTACAAATCTTTAATAGTAATAACAAACTTTATTTAGACTTTGTAGATGAATTAAAAAAAATAGATAAATTAGATAATGTAAGTCATAATTTTAATCATATTTTAAATAATAGTATAGTATAATATTTGGCAATATCAAAAATTTGTTGTATATTAGAGTATAATAAACAATTAAACTTTAAATTATGAAACAAAAAACAGAAGCTGAATTACGTGCAAATTATGACAAATTTATTCAAATTGTCAAAAAATATTTTAAAGGAGAACGACTAGAAAAATTACTTCACATGTACTCCGAATCTGAGCTTGGTGGTAATTTAACACTATCGCCTGCAAGTGGTAATGCCGGATATCACAATGCATATCCAGGTGGTTATATAGACCACATTTTTAATGTATGTAAGAATGCACTTAAAGTAAAGGAGTTATTTATTCAGTTAGGGGGTAAGCCCGATTTTACTGATGAAGAATTAATATTTTGTGCATTACATCACGATTTAGGAAAATTAGGTACTAAAGAAAATCTACATTATATTCCAAATGATTCCGAATGGCATGTTAAAAATAGAGGAGATTTTTATAAAAAAAATACAGAAGATGTTTTTATGACTCTAACTGATAGAACTATGTTTACCTTACAAAACTATGGTATTACTTATTCTGAATCTGAATATTTTGGTATGAAATTAACCGATGGGCTATATGATGAAGATAATGAGAAATATTTAAAAGTATATGATATTAATAAACGTATGAGATTTAAATTACCATATATAATGCATTGGGCGGATCATATGTCAACTGTAATTGAGTCGCAAGATAATACTATTTAACTGACATTTTGTCAAATAATAATAAGTTGGTACAATAATTGAACTATATAGTATGAAAATTTATTATTTAACTAAAAAAAATTATTATGTTAGTAGATGCGCTTTTAAACGATTTATTTGAAACACCTTATTATTCAAATCGTTCAACAACTTATGTTCCAAATAAGTTTGCAGTTGATGTAAAAGATGATATTGCACACATTGCATTATCTGTTATTGGTCACTATCCAGAAAACATTGAAATCAATTGTTATGAGGATAAAATTGAAGTTAAAGCAAAAAAGGATGATGTAAAATCACCTCTTAATGATTTAACTGCAAATATTGATGAACGAATTTCTTTGGGTAAAGATTTAGACGGTAGAAACTCTAAAGCAGAGATTAAAAATGGT